CCGTTGAGCAAACAACTGTCCGAACAACTAAGGTCAAGACAGTATGCCGCCGCAGGACTGGAAGCCAAACAAGCCACAGTCAACCAGTATATGACTTCTGCCCAATCTGATTTAGCCAACCAAAAAGAAGTAGCCCAAGCTAAATTAGGCGTAGCCAAAGAACAGGCAGGGGTTAAGGCTGACATAGCTAACTCTGGTTTAGAGGCTTTCCAAACTGTTCAAAACCAAATGAATGATGTTTATAAGATAGAATTGAGCAACATCTCAAGTAATGCCGACTATCAGAATAAACTGGCAGAATTAGGATTTGACTTCTATACCCAGCAACAGGCCCAGAAGACTGCGGATATTAACGACAAGGAATCGTTTGCACAAGAGTTGTTTAAGATTAAATTGCAGAATACTTTAAATACGACCAACCCAGATTATCAGACAGAAATAGTGAGCGATTCCAGTGGAGTTTTCTATCAGATTTCCATTAACAAGAACAACCCAAGCGACAGGATCGTGAAGAACTTGGGAGTGCAGGGAGAAATTTCAGATAGTGAAAGTGAAGATAAACAGATACAAAGTTTCCAAAGTGATGCCGCTGATTACATTCTTAAAATGGGAAATGGACAAGTAAATTGGTCTGCTGCTTGGAGTGCTTTACACGCTAAATATCCTAATGCAAGTACGGAATTAATAGACCAAACTTTAGGACTTGATAACAGAGCAAAATACGACCAATAAATATGGCAAATTGGAACGAATTAAATAAAAAAGCAGGAGGTAAAACTCCTACCAAAATTGTAACAAAATCCAAGAATAGTTGGTCAACTTTGAATGAGCAAGCTAAATTGGTAAAACCTACCAGTACAGTCTTACAAACTCCCGTGAATGAACCGACTGTTCAATCAAAACAAACTCTTTCCGATTGGCTGGGAGTGAAACCGAATTACTTAATGCAAACTGGATTAGAACAGCAAGAGTTTGTTAAAAATCCTTTGCAAGGTCTTTGGAGTGCTGGAAGTGCGGCGGTCAGTTCAATCGGTCAATCTGCTACTAATTGGTTTGAGTCTAACAAAAAACTTATCACTAATGGAAAAGCACCGGTTGCAGAAAGAATTTCTGATTGGGCAGGAGCCGTCCAGTCAGATGTAGGACTAGTGTTTTCACCTGTGATAGCGGCTTTTGCGGCGGCAGAGAAGATACCAGGATTGCAACACTCTGCAACTGCTTTGAATGTAGCCCTTAATGTTATAGGAAAACCTTTCGGGTGGGCATCAGATAAGATTGTAGATACTATTCCGACACAATTGATAAGCCAGCAAGATAAAGACTCTTTTATAAAACCTTCTATGAATGGATTGGCTACTACTGCAGGACAGATACTTTTAGGAGGAAAGATTCTAGAAGGCATAGGGGCAGGAAAAAAAATAGATGCAAAAACAGTTAAAACATTCGTGGAAGAAGTGAAGAAAGTAGAACCAAAAGCACAGGCTATCCTTGATAAGAAAGTGGCGGAAACAACAAAACTATCTGCTCCAAAAGAACCTGCTTTGCTTTCTGCTCCAAAAGAAAAATATGTTGTTGGTGAAGGTTTTACGATGACCGAAAAACCAAACAAGTTAAAAGTAGAAACTACTAAAATAACTAATGCCTATAACAAAGCAGTCCAAGACTTTACTGTCAAACCAACACCTAAAAACCTTGAGATAGTCCAAAAAGCAAAAGTTGCTAAAGAAAACTTGATTGTAAAGACCGAGAAGCCTGTTACTCCAACGCCAACAGAAACTAAACCTATCAGACTTACTTGGGACGAAGCGAACAAACAAGTAAAAGTGGCACAACCAGTTTTACCAACCGAACCTCCTAAGATACCAACACCAACAGAGTTAAAACCAAGCGGAATAGCTAAAAGCATAGAGGCTAAGGCCGTTGAAAAAGGTTTAACCGATAAGGGATATGACGAACTGGCTGGATATGACGCTTCTACTAAGAAAATACAAGGGGAATTAGGGGCTAAATATAGCGTAGAACAGCATATCAAGTTTGCTACTGGAAAAGAAGCAAGACCGGCAGAATTAAAACCGGCTACTTCTCTTTCTATAGCAGAAGATTTTGCGATGGAAACAAAGAACGGGGAACTTGCGAGGGAATTGGCTAATTCTCCTGCGGCAACTGAAATATCCAATGCGGCAAGTGCTACAAGTTTGTCAAAAATGAGAACCCCTGACAGTGCCACTGCCAAGATTAAAGAGGTTATAAAAGCAAGAGAAAATGTTGCAGTCAAGAAGATGTTAGGAAAATCTACTGAAAAAATGAAGTCAAAGTTGAAAACAAAGTTGAAAGAGAAAATAGAAAAGAATAAAGTTAATAAATACAGTTGGGACTCGTTTGTGGAGTCTATTAAATGCTAATGACTTACTTATCTTCGCAACATACGAAAGAAAGCCACACAATACTGATTATAATTATGGTATTTGTAATTTATTTGATAACCCAAGTTTTAACCTAATATGTTTTGTTTAGCAAAAGAAGTAGTGCAAAAAATTAAAACAGCTATGAGGAACGGGACGCTTAATCCTGAAAAGCTGGGGGATATGACTTCTGCCGAAAGAAGGACTCTTTTAGCTAAGGTAATAGGCGAAGGAGATGCCAAACAGGTTAATCTTTTGTTTGAAACGAAGTTGCTTTTAAAAAACCAAGAGAAAGCTATGTATGACTGGGGAAGGGAGATAACCGGAATGTCCAAGGCGGATAGGGAGGCGTTTCTTGCTAAGATAAGAAAGAATTTTGAAGATAAGAGAAGCAGGGTTTATGATCCTGCCGAGGGGGAAGAGTTTTTAAACGAGATAACCAGCGATGCTTATTCTAAAAAGTATAAGACAGATGTTTCCTTAGAGGAAGCACAGATGATCACGGAGTTGGCACAAAAAATGAAAGTTGCCAAAGAGGAATTAATCAATTCCGGTAAGAAAGGATTTGGAGCAACAAAAGTAGCTTTGGACAATTATATTGGAGAATTGAAACTAAGCGCAGAAAAAGAAACTTTTGTTAATCCTTTAAAAGAAAAAGAAATTTATAACAAAATTGGTGCGGTTATAAAAGATTTAGGAATATCGGCTGATTTTATAGCAGACAACGCAAGGGCAATAGTTGCTTCTTTAGATAATAGTTTTTTTGGAAGACAAGGACTAAAAGCGTTAATGAATCCCCAAACTTCTAAAATATGGTTTAAAGATTTTGAAAAATCTTGGGGGGATATTGGAAAAACATTGAAAGGCGGAAATAAATCAGGAGATGCAGTAATTGATGGAGTTAAGGCCGAGATTTATGAAAGACCAAATTATTTGAATGGACGATATGAAATGGGTAAAAAACTTGATATAGGAACAGGTGAAGAAGCGTTCCCGACTTCATTACCGAGCAAAATACCGGTATTAGGAAGAGCTTTCAGGGCTTCGGAGGTATCTTATGAGGCTGGAGCGATGAGATTAAGAGCAGACATAGCCGACAAGTTTTATTCTATGGCTGAAAAAAATGGTATAGATTTAACTGATAAGTTTGAAGTTGGAAGCATAAATGAAGTGGTGAATAGTATGACGGGCAGAGGACGATTGCCAGTAGGGGAAGGTTGGCAAAAAGGATTGAATAGGGTTTTCTTTTCAGTTAAATTTTTTAAATCTAATTTAGACTTTCTTACTTTGCACGCAGGAAGCAAGTTAAGCCTTTTTGCCAGAAAACAAGCGGCTGTCAATCTTTTAAGTGCTATTGCAACCACTGGAGTTGTTTTATCAATAGCTCAATCGTTAAATCCAGATGACAATAAAGATATTTTTAATAATATTAGTTCTAATTTTGGAAAGATAAGAAATGGCAATATGACAATTGACTTGACTGGAGGAACAGGAGGATTGGTTGTGGCCGCATCTAAAATACTTTCCCAAAAATCAAAAAGTTCTACTACTGGAGTTGTTAGTGAACTTGGCCAAGGATACGGATCTCAAACAGGAATGGATGTTGCGTGGCAATTTACGGAGAATAAGTTTTCTCCGATGTTTGGAGTTATAAGAGATTTTGCAGAAGGAAAAACTTTTGAAGGAGGAAAACCGACTATTTTAGGAGAAGCGAAAAACTTGGTTACTCCTATAATAGTCAAAAATATTTCGCAATTTAAAACAGAGCCTGCGACGATGCAACTAATAGGTTTGATAGCGGACGGACTTGGGTTTGGTGCTAATGTTTATGTTCCTTCTACCGACTGGGGCGAAAATACCGGAGAAGAACTTACTCAATTTAAAGAGAAAGTAGGAGAAGCGAAGTTTAAAGAAGCCAACGACAAGTATAACCAGCAATATGGTGATTGGTTAAAGGGCGTTAAAATAAATCAAGAGTTTAATAAATTAACCGATGAAGAAAAACAAAAAGTAATAACCAATAAAAAAGCTGAAATAAAAAAGAATATGTTTATACTTTATGATTTTAAATACAAAACAACTCCTGTAAAAAAGTTGCTTAAATTTTAACTATGGAAAACGAAAAACCAAAATATTTTACTTGGCAGGACGCAAAATTCATCATAGCAATAGTAGTCTTTTTGTTCCCTATAATGGGGTATTACTACGGGCTGAAACAAGATTTGGCTCTTATTAAACAAGAGTTGGTTACGATCCGCAGTAATGATTTGGCCCACATTGAAATAGAGTTGACCGATATGAAATCCCGTAATGGAATAGCGGATGACAGGCAGTCAAATATGCAAATTCAGATAACGAGATTATTGACTTTGGTAGGGGAGAAATAACTTTAAGTTCTTTTAAGCGATAGCAGGAGGTAAGAAATATGGGCAAGGTGTGGTATTGTGAAGCAAACCCCAAGGTTACTTTACAACCTTGGATAGCACAGAACTGCAAGAATAGCGGTTGTGAACATTACAGGGAGGTAAGCGATGATACCTTGGTATTATTGCAAAAAGTCTAAAAATCCCTCGATAGGGAAAATTAGACATTATTGTATGGTCTGCAACAAAGGCCAACCTTGTAAAAATATGGGAGCGAGATGGCGAAAATAATCTTGCTCCCCTTAATTTAATATTATAGCCTCGCCAGCTTAGTATATCTCAAAGAGAGATGGGGTAAGACGAAAGTTGCCCACGGCGTAATGAATTACAAACACAAAAAATCTAAAAAAACCAAAATAAAAGAAAGACTGGATAATTATACACGCTCTAGGAAATATAGGATTTATTTTTTAACTAGAAAAAAGCCCTTTACCGTGGAGACCACGATTTAAGGGCGAAAACTTAAAAGTTATTACTTTATACTAATTAATACGGATTACAACCAATTATATTACAAAAGTCAATAGTAATACCTAGGCAAAGTTAATACAAACCTATGCAAGAAATCAATCCATTGCAAGGAGCATTATTAGATACTCGTTCTCAAGAATTAAAAGATAAAGACTATCAATTTAAAGAGATAGTCGCTTCCGCTAATCCTGTTAATTGGATTGAGAAAACTGTTTATAGAAAGTTTCCAATCTTTAATCAGGATAGTAGCGGTTCTTGTGTAGCCCAAACAATGGCAAAAATGTTGGGGATAATGTATTGGCTAAAGAATAATGAGTATGTTCACTTTTCGGCTACGCATATTTATCAAAGAAGAGCTAACAAACCAGCAGGAGGAATGGCTGGAGATGATGTTTTTAAAATAGCTCAAAAGGGAGTAACTTTGGAAGATTTGGTTGCTTCCCAGAATATGAGCGATTATCAAATGGATAGCGCAGTTATTCCTCAATATAAACAAGATGTAGGAAGTGTTTTTAAAATAGGAAATTACATTAACTTGCCTGTTAAAGATATCGAGACAATGGCTTCGGTAATCCAAACAACAGGCAAGGGATTGATGACTTGGTTTGGATTTCAAATTGATGAATGGACAGATATTCCGGTTATTAAAAATGCCTCTCTTGAGATAGATAGTCAATCAACTTGTAGACATTCAGTTACTGTTGTAGATTTTACCTTAATAGAAATTGATGAAAATGATAAACCAATAATCAAATAGTAAAAAAATAGTATGCCAAAAGGAGTTTATGAAAGAAAAGAAGGATGGGTTAGTCCAACTTCATTTAAGAAAGGATGCATAGGTTACTGGAAAGGTAAAAAAATTCCATATAAATCTAGACCATCAATGAAAGGACGAAAGAAACCACAAAGTTGGTTTGATAAAATGATAGGTAGAACTGCTTGGAATAAAGGTATTTCTTATCATGCACGAGAAAAACATTGGAATTGGCAAGGAGGTAAAACAATATTAAGTAGTCAAATTTGTAGTTTGTTTAAGAATCGTCAATGGCGTTCAGATGTATTCCAAAGAGATAATTATACTTGTCAAGAATGTGGAATAAAAGGAGGGAATTTACATTGTCATCATATAAAACAATTCGCTATAATATTAGATGAATATAATATTAAAACTTTAGAAGATGCAATAAATTGTGAAGAACTTTGGAATATAAATAATGGTCTCACTCTTTGTCGAGAGTGCCATAGAAAAACAGATACATATGGAAATAGTAAAAAAAGACGGTAAAAGATATATTAAAGCATTAGTGATAGAAGATAGTTGGGGAACAAGTTACGGAAAAGCAGGTCAGAGAATAATTACTGAAGACTTCTTTAAAGTAAGAAATTTTTATTCTGCCTATGCAATGAATTTTGCTTTTGATAATATCGGGATTATAAAACCAAAATATAATTTTACAAAGGTTTTAAACTTTTCACCTATTTATTTTGTAGATGCAGATGTTAAAGCTTTGCAAGATATATTAAAATATGAAGGATTAATGGCTACGAATATTCAAAGTACCGGATATTATGGAGCGATTACGGCAGACGCAGTATTGGCTTTTCAAAGGAAATATTCGATAGCTTCGGAAATTGAGTTGAACCAACTCAAAGGTCGGACAGTTGGATTGAAAACTATTAAAAAACTTAATAGTTTATATAATTAGATAATTTGCGTTTAACAGATTATAAAATTATGGACATTCAAACATTTTTAGCAATCGGTATAGTCGGAGGTGCGTTATCACTCGGGATAGAATGGATTAACAATCAATTCAAGCTAGGCAATCTTGCTTCCAAGGGGGTGGCATTATTTGCCTCATTAATAGTCGGAACATTCTATTACTGGCTATCCCAATCATCTTATGCAGAAAGCGTTATCGGAGTTTTAGTAGGCTCAACAGCGGTTTGGGCTTTCTTGCTTAATAATGGTAAGAAACCGCAGGGCGTGGAAATATTAGAAATAGAACAAAATACAAGTCCAACAAAAAGTTTTATCTTTTAGAAAAATAGAACAAAAGTAGAAAACTGCCCCGTTCGTGTTGACTATCTTGGTTTAATTCCATTCCAAGGACACGGCGGGGCAGTAAAAAGCCAACGGCAGACAAAAATATGGAATATAAAAAAGTGGTATCGGATACCATTGAAGAATCCGAAAAAAAACAACAGGAAAAAGAAATAGAAAAAATCAAAGAAATAGTCAGAAGTTATCTTAATAAGATAAACGATAAAGAAGAAGATAAGAAGAAACTTGAAAAAGAAATAAGGATTTTGAAAGACGACCTGGACGACCTGAAAATGGGAAGGCTTGATAAGATAGAGGAACGCCAAACTAAAGACCCAGAGCATAATAAGACTACTCTCATCATCATTAAAAAGATTGAAAAAGAGTATATTCCTTATCAGCCTTGGTTTAGCCCTTGGTATGTGGAAATGAAACCTTATACTCCTTATTACTATGATAATATGACTTACATTTACGGAAACTCCGATGCGATAACTCTTACGGGAACTGCATACTGTTCGGCAGTAAATGCTATAACCACGGCAGGAACTTCCTTCCAAAACTTTAGTCAAGGATCGTACACCTTAAATAGCGGTAAAATAATTAACTTATAAATATTTAAAACCAACTGCCGTTGGTTTTTTATTTGACATCAATCCCCTGCTTGGTAAAATATATTTACGGATGGTTGCCGAGCTAGTCCGTTTGCTCTTTGGGGTTCGTGCGTATTTTTTATTAGCCTATTTCTATACATATCTTATACATCAAACCAGGGACGGCCTCTGGTTTTTTGTTATAAATACCCTGTGGACAGAATACCCTGTTAATAGCTTGACAGGGTATTCTCTATCTGATACAGTAAGAGCATAAGAGTGTGGAGAAGGCTACGGCGGTACAGGTAAGGCTGAACCGAAACGAAGCCCAACCCTCTCTGAATAATAAACATAACTATTAAACTATGGAAAACGAATTAAACAATATGATAAACGACCTTAACAAAGTAACAGGGCTTAGCGAAATACAAACCGTTAAAGATATGCCCTTAGAGGAACAAGTGAACGAAGTATCAGAAAGAAAACTAAGATACATAAAATTAAGAGAAGCTTTAGAAGGTGCAAGGAATTATCTTAGTACCGCTGACATCGCCAAGGCTATTACTGAAACATACGATTATTACGAAGCAAAAACAATCACAGTCGACTTAATGGAAATCTGCGAAAATGTCAGGGATAACAAAGAAGAATCCGATGAAATCAACTAAAAAAATATGGCACACCTAAAAACACTTCAACAAAAAAGAAACGAAAGAAGAGAACGCAAAGAAAGGATAACAGCCATAATTTGCTTCCTAATGTCACCGCTGATTGTCGCACTTTTCATCGCTATGTTTTGGATATTAAAGGTAGCATTCCCCTCTTTATGATTATGACTTATTTCTCAAAACACTACATAGACCAAAACTTTAAAGAAGAAGACTATGCAAAATATATAAAAGACGAATGTGCAGGCTGTGGCCGGAAAATGACAAAAGACTGGGGCAGGTATCAAGTAAGGGGAAACTACTGCGTTGACTGTTCCGACAAAGCAAGCAGGCAAGTGGATTATAATGTTAAAAATAAACACAAAATATGAAAGACATAACAACCGTAGACATTTTCCAACGCCGAAAGTACGAAATTCTTTTTGGCGACAGTTGCGAGCGAATGTTTTGGAACTGGATAGATAATAATTTCAAAGTTGAGGAAACCAAAAACGGAACTTACATAATTGAACCGTTAAGGGAAGAAAAAACAAATGAAAATTAAAGTAGAAAACACAAAAGTCCGTATCAGGGAAAACCACTATGAGAAGTTAAGAAAGCTATCCGAAGAAACAGGTTATCCGATAGTATATTTAGTCCAAATGGCGTTGGACAGGTATCTTGCAGGATTTGGCAGGAAAGGCGTTAAAAAAGGGTAAGACCAGTAAATACTCGTTTGACCCCCCTAGAACGCCTACACGAGGCAAGGAAGGGGCAAAAACCACTACCCCAAGATTTAACCATAACCAGTAATTTAACTAAAAATGGAAAACGAAAAAAAAGAAGAAAAACCAAAAACAATATTCGAGTCTTTTCTGGCAGTCCAGAAAGAACTCCAAACGATAACAAAAGACAAAAAAGCTTTTAAAGGTTCTTACGCAACTATTGAGAATATTTGGGAGTCTATTCGAGAGATTGTGAACAGAAACGAATTTGTAGTAATGCACCAGTCAACAATCAAAGAGGGATTGAAAGGATTGTTAACATCTGTCTTACATTCAAGCGGAAAGATAGTGGAAAGCTTTATCGAGTATTCCGATAACAAAGACCCGCAGGAAAAAGGCAAGGAAATAACTTATGCCAAGAGATACAATATCAATGCAATATTCAATGTGATAGTCGCTGATGAAGACAATGACGCTACCAAGCCTTTGGGAAAGTATCAGAAGCAGACAGTTGACGGCTCACTCGCCGCTAAGAAGCTTCTCAACGCCAAGAATGCCGAAGACTCCAGAAGGATTTACGCTTCCCTATCCGCAGAAGAACGCAAGACTTCCGAAGTAATAAAAGCGGTAGAGTTTATTAAAGAGAATTTAACTTAATATGAAAATTATAAACTGTGAACAAGGAACTCCCGAATGGTTTGAGGCTAAACTTGAAAAGATAAGCGGAACTCGTTTAGCTTCGGCCATCGGAAACCAGCTTAAACAAGAAGCTTTGATAAATGAATTGATCGCAGAGAGGCTTACAGGAAACCGCAAAGAGATAACCCAAAGCAAGGCAATGGCTCTCGGAGTGGAAGCGGAAGAACACGCCATCGAAGAATACGAGCTTGAAACTGGCGTTATAACCGAAGCAGTTGGATTGTGTATCAATGATAAGTTCGATTGGCTAGCTAACTCCCCTGACAGGCTCATCAAAATTGATGGCAAGTATTCCAAAGCGGTAGAGGTAAAATGTCCGAACACCGACACTTTGGTAAAGTATATCCGAGCCAACGAGATACCGCCGGAGTATGACGCACAAGTTATGAGCTACTTTCTGGTCAATGATGATTTACAGGAACTTGATTTTGTGGCTTACGACCCAAGAATACAGACCGAGCAGTACCGGCTTTGGATTAAGAACATCAAGCGTGAAGAATTGCCCTTAGAAGAAACCAGAAAAGAAGTTATAAGGTTTTATGTAAAATGGCAGACGGCATTAAAAAATTTAAACTTAGAATTATAATGGAAAACAAAAAATTCACTAAAGGCATTTGGTTTAACCCAAGAAAAGAAAGACAACCAGAGTTTATTATCGGACAGTTATCTATCCAGCACGAAACTTTCTTGGACTGGATTAACACTCAAAACTTCGATGAGAAAGGCTACATAAGATTGGATATTCTTATGAGCAAAGATAATAAACCTTACTTAGTAGTAAACGAATGGAAAAAACAATAAGAGATATAATCCAAGGTTTCCAGAATGAACTAGCTAAGGGAGATTTGCAACCAGACAGGGCGGCGGAGATACTTACACAGCTTGCCGCCCTCTACGGAAACATCAATGACGAGATAAGAAGATGCGATCTCGCTTATGCCCAAGTCTTGCTCAACAATTTGGAAACTATGGAAAAGGCAAACAGGGCAAAAATTAAAAGCGAGTGCTCGATTCAGTTTGAAGCCAAGTGCATAGCTCGCAATACCAAAGAACTGGCAGAGGAAATGATGAGAAGTTTAAAATACCTTTTAAAAGCTAAAGAAAGCGAGTATAGGGCTGGACGGTATCAATAGTCTTGACAGTAGTTTTAAACAATAGTAAAATATAGTTACCGAAAGGTTAAAACTTTTGGAAATAATCAACATCTCTTGCAACGAATTAGCTGGTTTCCCCGCAAGAGAGGCCAGCTTTTTTTAAGATAAACTTATGTCAAATCATAGAATGTTTAGTAATAGGATAGCGAACTCTGCAAAGTTTTTGCAAATGCCTTCGGAAGCCCAACTTTTATATTTTCATATGGTATTAAGAGCAGACGATGACGGAGTAGTAGAAAGTTATCCCTTAATGAAGCTTTTAGGAGTAGCACCGGACAATTTTAAAGTTTTGCTGGCCAAGAATTTTATCAAAGTTCTCAACGAAGACCAAGTTATAGTGATAACCGATTGGCTGGAACACAATAGAATAAGGGTAGATCGCAAGGTTAATAGCGTTTATCTCAATCTTTTAAAGGAAAAATACCCTGAATTGCCAGTAATAATGCCTAAACCAAGGTCAGATGTAGAAGATAATAGCAGGAGAATAGATGGTGGACAGTCCACGGACAGCAGAAGAGAAGATAAGTTAAGTCAAGATAAGATAAGAGAAGATAAGTTAATTTCTTCTTCCTCTTCTTCTAAATCTTTTTATAAGCTAACGGGAGAAGCGATGAGATATGCCCAAAAAAAATGGTGGGTTATACCGGAAAATGGAGGAAAATGGTCAGAATTTGCTGGCCATCCCGAAGACATAGAGTGGCGATAATCAATCTAAAAGGAACTAATATAACTATGAAAATAGACGAAGCATATCCCGAAGCATATAGGTTAGCCAGACGCTTCCACGAACTTTATGAGCAATCTGCACCGCTCTTTGGATATAAAACCAAAGATGAAACCAAAGATTTTGACCCCGAAAGTCCGAATGGCCGTTTAATGGCGTGGGTATGTTTTGAGATAGTGAAGGAAGAAAAGGAAAAGATGGCTGATAAGATAAGAAAATCCAAAGTATGGGAATTGGTGCCGGATACTCCAAGAAAAATAATGATTGGCGACAAAGAATTAGATAATTTGTTAGATGAGATGGTTGAATAAATATGGATAAATCCCAAATCAAAATAAAGAAGCGTTTGGTTGAAGATATTTTACAGGGATTTGAAAACGAAAATCATACAATCTTCCGAGATCAAGATAAAGCAAGAGATTTAATTAGTTATTCTATCCAAATGTTTATTTTAGAAAGCAATAAAAAAAATGTTGTTCAATCAAAATAAAAAATTATTCAATCCCAACTCCCCTACCGACACTCCTACCTACATCTTTGAAGGAACTAAAGAAGAACTAAGACGCTTAAAAGAAGAGAAGATAGAGATGGGTATTATAGCGACCATTTTTTATATATTCTTGAAGATGGTACTAAGATTTATACCCAAAGCACAGATATGGTCGCTCATAAAGTAATAAAACCAACACCATCTCAAGAGGAGGATAAAATACTATGATTTCAGAGACTTTTGAAGGCCAAACTTTTTTCGACCCAGAGGCCGAGAGGAAGGCCAGAAATAAAGAGA